TTAATATTTGATATTTCATTTTCTAAATCTTTTAATTTTGATGTTATTTCTACACCTTCTTTTATTTTATTTGAATAATCATTAATAACCTTTGTGTGCATCGCATCTAATGTTGATAATTCATTATTATTATATATTCGCTTTTTTGAAGTTTTATCCTTAAACATTATTTTTAATGTTATATCTATAAAGATTGTGTATAAATATGCTTATATAATTACATTTAAGGATTTGATTAATCTTTTTTTTTCTCCTATTATAGTATAAAGAATATAGCATAAATGGGTGGTGGTCTTCTTCAACTTGTTGCTTATGGTGCTCAAGATGTTTATTTAACTGGTAATCCACAAATAACTTTCTTCAAGGTTGTATATCGTCGTCATACTAATTTTGCGATGGAAGCAATTCAACAAACTTTTTCAGGTGTTCCAGCTTATGGTAATACATTTTATTGTCAAATATCTCGTAATGGTGATTTAATTCATAGAACTTATCTTCAGGTTACACTTCCAGCTACTGCTGCTGCTACTGATATGTATGTTAATTATGTTGGACTTAAATTATTAAAATCTGTAACAATCGAGATTGGTGGACAACAGATTGATAAACATTATTCTGATTGGCTTTATATTTGGAATGAACTTTCTCTTCCTATTGGCAAACGTTCAGCCTGGGAATTTATGGTAGGTGCTGATCAAGATATAACTAAAGCTGGTGCTACTTTATTTATTCCCCTTGAATTCTGGTTCTGTCGCAATATTGGTCTTGCTCTTCCTTTAATTGCTCTTCAATATCATGAAGTTAAACTAAAGATAGAGTTTGATACTGCTGATAAATGTTTATATAAATTAAATGGAACAGCAACTGAAGCTGTTACAACAGTAAATCCATTAACTAATATTAATTTATGGGTTGATTATATTTTCTTAGATACTGATGAACGCCGTAAATTTGCTCAATTATCTCATGAATATTTAATAGAACAACTTCAATTCCCTGGTGCTGAAACTTTACCTGCTGGTGCTCCTGCTCGTATTAAATTAAGTTTTAATCATCCTTGTAAAGAATTAGTATGGGTTCCTAAATTTAGTAATTCTGCTAATGTTTCTCAATGGTATAATTATACTATGAAAGCTGATAAATCATTTGGTTTAGGTAATAATGTTTATGGTGCTTCTGCAGCTACATTAAATGATAGTGAACAAAATTTATCAGCTACTACTAATCCTACATTAACAGATGCTTTAATAACATCAAAGATAGTATTTAATGTTGAACCAGGTTTCCATGCCGGAGCATTAAATCCTTTAACTAAGGGATTATTACAATTAAATAATGCTGATAGATTTGCTGAAAGAGAAGGTAATTATTTTAATTATATTCAACCATATCAACATCATACTAATATACCAGCAAATAGAGGTATAAATGTTTATTCATTTGCTTTAAAACCAGAAGAACATCAACCATCAGGAACTCTTAATATGTCAAGAATTGATAATGCTGTATTAGCTGTTACAAATGAATGTTCATCAGCTGGAACAATTAATGTTTATGCTGTAAATTATAATGTGCTTCGTATTCTCTCAGGTATGGGTGGTTTAGCATACTCCAATTAAAAAAATAAATATTTCTTTTTTTTTCTCCTATTATAGTATAAAGAATATAGCATAAATGGGTGGTGGTCTTCTTCAACTTGTTGCTTATGGTGCTCAAGATGTTTATTTAACTGGTAATCCACAAATAACTTTCTTCAAAGCTGTGTATCGTCGTCATACTAATTTCGCAATGGAAGCAATAGAACAAACTTTTAATGGTAATGCCGATTTTGGTTCTCGTGTAACTTGTCAAATATCTAGAAATGGTGATTTAATTCATCGTGCTTATCTCCAATTAAAATTAAGTGGAACTGATAATTATTGTAAATATTTTGGTTTCCGTGTTATTAATTATGTAGAAATTGAAATTGGTGGACAACGTATTGATAAACATTATGCTCATTGGCTTTATGTTTGGAATGAACTTTCTCTTCCTGTGGGAAAACGCGATGGTTTTAATGATATGATTGGTGCTTATGGTGGTAGTGCTACTACTGGAAATATTAATAGAACTCTTTATGTTCCTCTTGAATTCTGGTTCTGTCGCAATGTTGGTCTTGCTCTTCCTTTAATTGCTCTTCAATATCATGAAGTAAAGATTAATGTTAATTTTGAAGCTGAAGCTAAATGTAAAGCTGATACTGGTTCTGCTACTAAACCAACTTTTTCTGCTTCATTATGGGTTGATTATATTTTCTTAGATACTGATGAACGTAGAAGATTTGCTCAATTATCTCATGAATATTTAATTGAACAACTTCAATTTACTGGCGAAGAGGCTACAACTTCTACAAGTATTAAGGCTAAATTAAATTTCAATCATCCTTGTAAAGAATTAATATGGTTTTTAACTAATTCTGATAATAATAATAATAACTGGTTTAATTATACAACTAAAGTTAATAATGTTGTAGCCGGAACTAATACTACATCTGCTATGAATAAAGCTTTAACTTTTGATGGTGTTGTCGATAATGATGTTGAATTATTATATCCTTCTAATCCTGTTAAAAATGCTAAATTAGTTCTTAATGGTAATGACCGATTTGCTTTAAGAGATGGAAGTTATTTTAATGTAGTTCAACCTTATCAATATCATGAAAATATTCCTTATAATGCCGGTATTAATATTTATTCATTTGCCTTAAAACCAGAAGAACATCAACCATCAGGAACTCTTAATATGTCTCGTATTGATACCGCAATTTTAAATTTAACTATTTATAATGGAACCAAAAATACTAAAAGTTATTCCCAAGCTAATTCAACTTTATTTGTCTATGCCACTAATTATAATGTACTTCGTATTCTCTCAGGTATGGGTGGTTTAGCATACTCCAATTAAAAAAATAAATATTTCTTTTTTTTTCTCCTATTATAGTATAAAGAATATAGCATAAATGGGTGGTGGTCTTCTTCAACTTGTTGCTTATGGTGCTCAAGATGTTTATTTAACTGGTAATCCACAAATAACTTTCTTCAAAGTTGCTTATCGTCGTCATACTAATTTTGCTATTGAAGCAATAGAACAAACTTTTAATGGTAATCCCACGTTTGGTTCTCGTGTAACTTGTCAAATTACTCGTAATGGTGATTTAATTAATCGTATTTATCTCCGTGCTAAATTATCAAATACTGGTGCTGAAGGTGCTTTAGCTACTGGTGCTACTGGTGCCGAGAATAATGGAATAGCACTCGTTCCATCCTTTGGACTTAAATTATTAAAAACTATTGAATTAGAAATTGGTGGACAAAGAATTGATAAACATTATGCCGAATGGCTTTATATTTGGAATGAACTTTCTCTTCCTGCTGGCAAACGTGATGGTTATTATTTAATGGTTGGTGCTGATCGTTTTAATCATTCTATTTATTTAGCTGCTCAACAATCTTATGTTGTTAATGTTCCTCTCGAATTCTGGTTCTGTCGCAATGTTGGTCTTGCTCTTCCTTTAATTGCCCTTCAATATCATGAAGTTAAGATTAATATTGAATTTGAAACTCGTGATAATATGGTTGATACAAGTCAAAATTATAGTGATAAAGCTTTCCAATTAGTAGGAAAAGATTATGTTGGTAATGTTGGAGATAAGAAAAATAGCGAATTAGGTGGTTCTGCTTCCAATTTAGCTGTTAGTGAAATTTCATTATGGGTTGATTATATTTTCTTAGATACTGATGAACGAAGAAGATTTGCTCAATTAACTCATGAATATTTAATAGAACAACTCCAATTTACTGGCAGTGATACTATTACCGCAAGTTCTACTAATATGAAAAGTATTCGTATGAATTTTAATCATCCTTGTAAAGAATTAATATGGTATGTAAAACCTGATAAAACTGGTGCTGGTGCTGTAAATCTATATTGGACTAATTTCAGTTCAAGAACTATTGATAATAATGTTTATTTAGGTAAAAATCCTGTTGTAAAAGCTAAAATACAATTAAATGGTAATGATCGTTTTGCTGAACGTGAAGGCGATTATTTCTCTTTAGTTCAACCTTTCCAACATCACGAAAATACTCCTGATGTTTTCCATAAAGGTATCAATGTTTATTCTTTTGCTATTAAACCAGAAGAACATCAACCTTCTGGAACTCTTAATATGTCTCGTATTGATACCGCTATCTTATCTGTAGCTTCTGAAGTTGCCGGAAGTGTATATATCTATACCATGAATTATAATGTTCTTCGTATTCTTTCTGGTATGGGTGGTTTAGCTTATTCAAATTAAATTAAAACATCTAATATTTGTATTAGAATTTATCTCTTCCTTTTTTCTATTACTATTCATAGTTATTTTTAGTAATTCTATTTCCTTATCTGCCGATATTTTATGAAGTTTTATATCATGGTCTGCTTTAATCTTATTAAATTTAAGAATATCCTT